GACCTCGTTGCCGTTCTCGTCGATCGAGTCGACGAACTGCGTGGTGGGAAAGCTGCTGCGGACCCATCCGATCAGGATGTCCCGCGGCGAGGCGTCGAAGTCTTCCAGGCTGCCCTCCTTGCCGAGGGCTGCCAGGGCCCGCATCGTGGCGGCGTGGCCCGTCGAGGTCAACTGGACACAGACCGAGTATCCGGCGTTGAGGTCCTTTTCAACGGCACGAATCACCTCGTCGGCCTGGAAGCCGGTGATCACCTGGTCGAAGAACCGCAGCTCGGCGCCCCAGAACTGGGCCATCGCACTTGCCCGCTGCTTGCCGCCCGTGTTGGTCAACTCGAGCGCGCCGCCGACGTCGCGGAGGACCACCTGCCAGGCGTCGCAGAGCCGGTCGTAGACCGCCCGCTCGTCCTCCGTCAGCACGTGCTCCAGCCGCTCGAACGTGACGCCCTTGTAGCTGATATTGCGGGCCAGGTATCCGCCTAGCGACTTCAGGTCCCGGGCGACCACCTCCATCGCCGAGATCCCGGCGGAGGAGATTTGGTTGACAAACTCCCGAACGGTTTCAAAGGCCGTCCCGATGCCCCAGAGCCCCATCCGGGTGGCATAGGCCAGATTGGACACTTTGGTAGCCGAGGTTGCTGAGGCATAGACCACGCGGGCGTTGGGCCTCGCGTCCTGGAGTTCGACACCCCGCAGCGCCGTTTCCGAGGGCTTCGTCCGGCCCCGGGTCCCCTTCATGGAGAGGACGTTGCCCATCTTGTGGGCCTCGTCCATCACCAACACCCCGTTCCAGTCCTCCGGCAGCCAGGCGAGGAGCTGATCGAGCCGCCGCTGTTTGTTGCCCGCCTTCGCCTGGTTCTTGAGCGTGTTGTACGTCAGCACGACAATCGTGCCATCGGGATAGTCGATGGCGTCGGTCGCCTTCGGCGGCAGCTTCACCTGGTCGGGGTCCTGGCCCAAGGCCTGCCACTCCTCCCGGATCTCGCTGACCAGGTTCATTGACGGCGTCAAATAGACGGCCCGGCGCCGCCCCCGGTTGAAATTGTCCAGCACGATTCCGAGCATCTGGCGGGTCTTGCCCAGCCCGGTCCCGTCGCCACAGTACCAGCCGCGGCGCCGCGGCGTCTCGCCCTCGGTGGCCGGGAGCGTCTCCTGGTGGGCCGCCCCGGCGGAGGCGATCCCCTCCAGTTGGACGTCGGAGATCGCCCCGGATTCGAGGAGTTTGGCGGAGATCTTCGGTTGGTACTGGATCGGCGGGGCCTTGACCGACCCCATCGCCGCCGATTCCTCGATCTTCGCCGGGTGTGCCTTCGCGCCCTCGAACGTCGTCCCGGGGCGATACGGCGTGAAGATGTCGGTCTCGCTCACGTCCGCCGGCGGGCCCTCCCCCGCGTCTAGAACGGCTGAGGGGCGAACCCCGGAAGGTGCTGGAGGTGGTGGTACAGATTCTCCAGCAGGCTGAGTCCCGCCGCTCCCGGGCTGACCCCCTCCAGGCGCTTGGCCAGGTCGCTGCACCCCGCCTGGGGGTCGCCCTCCTGGACGTCCCCCGGGAGCAGCAGTCGTTGGAGGTCGGGCTGCGGGAGGGATCTGGCCGCCAGAAACTCCGCCAGGCGGTCGCGGCTGTCCCGCGCCGGCTCCGGCAGGAGGTCGCCCCGAGACTCCGCCGCCCACTGGGCCAGGTCGAGGCTGTGGAGCCGCTGGGGGTCGGGCTCCTGGCCGGCCGCCAGGAGCAGCCGGCGGCAAAGGACGTTGAGCGGGTTGCGTTGGAGCTGGGCGATCATCTCGCACCCCCTGTAATTGTGCGGCCAGTTGTTCCAGGTTGTCAACCGAAATGTCCCGGGTTTTTCCCAGGGGCGTGGGCCCGGTCTTGTCGATCACCAAGACCCGGGTGGGAAAATTGGTCCCGTACTGCCCGTAGACCTTCCGGCCGACGATGGCGTTGGCGCGGACGTTGTGCTGTTTCTTCACCTGCTGGAGCCAGTGGTCGAAGAACTTGCTGCCGCCCCGCATCGGGGCCCCCACGATCGCCACCAGCCGGCCGCCGGGCGCGAGCAGCTTCAGCGCGGCGTCGACGTGCCGGCGGTCCATCCCGGCTACCTTCTTGCCCTCCAGCCGGCTCCCGGCCCGGCTGAAGGGCGGGTTCATGAGCACGACACTCGGCTGCACCTGGCCGTGGAGGCTCTTGTCGAGGTGTTCGGCGTCCTCCTGGGTCACGACCATGGCGCCCAGCTCCCGCAGCAATTCGGCTCGGTGTTGGCTGATCTCGTTGGCGTGGACCACCGCGCCGGCATTGCGGGCGTGGACCACCAGCGAGCCGGTCCCCGCCGAGGGCTCCAGGGCAATCTCCCCGGGTTGGATATTGGCCAACCAACTCACAACGTAGGCGTACGCCGGCGGCGTCGAAAACTGCTGGAACTGCTCCTTCTCCCCGGTGCGGACGGTCTGGCGTGGGAGCCGCTGGGTCAAGACCTCCAGGGAGTGGATCACCCGCTGCGGGCCATCGGCCACCTTGCCGACGCTGAACCGCTCCGGGTGGTCGCGGATGAACTGGTTGACCCCCAGCTCCAGGGAGTCGTAGGCCTCGGAGGCCTGGTAGCGACCCTCGCCCCGCGTGCCGCCGTAGGCCCGGTCGGCCAGCTCGAAGAAGCCCCGGTTGTCCAACTGGCGACCGGCCTCCAGGGCGTCGGCGACGTGGCGGGCCAGGCGGACGGCCGCCGGCAGCTCCCGACCGGCCAAGGCCGTGTCGATCGCGTGCTCCAGAACAAGATGGGCCCGCTCGTCGTCGGGGTCGGGGAGCTGCTCGACGACGTCGTCAAAGATCTCCTCGGCCACCTCGCCGCGGCCTAGTTCGGGGTCCTCGTGCAGCCGGGCGATTCCAGCTTCGGCCAGGCGGAGGATCTCGCCGAATAGCGGCCGGTGGGTCTCGGCCCAGTCTGCCCCGCCGATCTCGGTCAGCTCCTCGATCCAGGGGCCGGCAAAGGCCCGCCGTCGCTCACTCTCCCGAACGTCCTCTTCCATGCCCGGCAAGGCGCCCTGGCCGGCCGGGGGAACAAAGGCGGGGCCCGCGGCCGGGGCGGGAGCCCCCGGCGGTACCGGCTGTTCGACTTGGGGCGGCGCCGGCGGTTCGGTAGCCAGAGGCGGCGCCGGACCGGCTGGGGTGGGACCTGGAGCGGGAGCCGCTGGGGGCGGCGTTTCTTGCGGTGGTGCATGGGGGGTCGCTCCTGTTGCTGGCGGCGGCGGGGCCTGTGGGGGGGGCGCTACGGGCGGGCCCTCGGCTCGCCCCCGCGGGAACGGTGCCCCCGCCTCGGCGGCCTGGGCCATCCCGGCTTGCCACCGCTCTCGCAGGCCCCGGAGCATCTCGGCCAACTGCCGGCGGATCTCCGCCGAGGTTCCCTTGATCCCGGCGCGCTCGAGGTCCCCCCGGCTCGGCTGCTCCTTCTCGGCGGCCGCCGCGAGGGCCTCCTGCTGCGCCTGGGTGGGCTGCTCGGGGACCTGCACGCGGGGTTGCTGCCGGAGCCAGTGCAGCGAGGGCCCGATGGTCGAGGCAAAGCTCATCGCCCCCGGAGCCCCGCCCACACCCATCAGGACCGCCAGCGGACCCACGGCCTCCTTGCCCTGGCTCCAGCCCTCCTGGTGGGCGGCGACGAGCTGTGCCCCGAAGCCGCCGGTGGGATCGGCGGTCTCCCAGGCCTGGGCGGCCGATTTGACCGCCTGCTCGGTGACACCCTGGAGATACTCCTCGGTCAGCTCGACGACGCCGCGCATGGCAGCTCCGGCGACGTACTGGCGGACCGCGGCGATCGCCGCCTGGCGGCCGGCCACGTGGATCGGGCTGACCGGGTTGGGCAGGATCGACTCGACCAGCCCGATCGCTGTCGCCGCCACCGAGGCGTAGCCGTTGGCGCGGTCCTCCGGCAGTCCCATGCGGATCAGGTCATGGCGCGTCTGGCGGTACTGTTGGGGATAGACCGTGGCGGCGACTCCCACGCTCGTGGCCGCCCTGGCCAGCTTGACGCCCGCCCCGGCCGCCCGGGCCACGCCGCCGGCCGCCTGGCCGCCGGCGATGAACATGGCGAAGGGCACGGCCTGCTCGCCGGCGCCGATAAACCAGTTGTGCAGGAACCAGTCCTCTTGCTGTTTGAGCGGGTCGCCGTACTCCACGGCCGCCTTCAGGTCCTCGAAGAACATCCAGTCTTCGGTCGTGTTGGTCCGGTCGGCCAGCTCCACGAGCGACTCGACGTACTCCCCGCCCCCCTTGCCGACCGCCCGGGTCATTCGCTCGAGGGGCCCCATCCCCGCCCGGCGGCCCTCGTCCTTGGCCACATCGGCCACGGCCGCGACCATTACCTGCCGCTGCTGCTCGGGCACTTTGAGGGCCATTTCCAGGGCCCGGGGGCGGTCGTCGATCAACAGCTTCAGGAACTTGCGGGCCTCCCGGTAGCTCTCGGTCAGCTCTCGAAACTGCTGTCGGCTTTGGGGCGGGATCTCCTCATTAAAGGCGGCCTTGTAGGCCCGGCCGATGTCCGCCAGGCTGCCGGCGTCCTCCATGCTGCTGACCTGGCGGGCCCGGCCGAAGACGAAGCCGGCCCGCTGGCGGGCGGCCCGCTGGATTCGTTCCGCCTCTGCCCGGCGCCGCTTCTCGGCGACGGCCAGCTCCTCGTCGCTGGGCATACCCACGGCCTGCGCCCTGGCCGCACGGTAGCCGATGTCGGAGAACCGCTGCCGGCGGGCGGCCTCCTCGCCGGTCATGGCGGCGACTTCCGGCGGGTGCCTCACCGGGCCCGCGGGCTCCTCCACGGGGGCGGCCGGCTGCTGGACCGGCTCGGCCAGGGCCTCGTCGATCTCCGCCAGCAGCTCGGGGGTGCCGAGCGGCTCATGGAGGGCTTGGTCGATCTCCCGCAAAAAGGCGTCAGCGCTGGCCACTCTGGATCACCTCCCTGATCTGGACGGCCGTGGCCGCGTCCCACTGGTCCCACTGTCCCTGGGCTCTCTTCTGGCGCAAGTGCATCCACAGCCGCTTGGCCGCCTCCACCTCGTCGTCGTCGGCCGGCCGGTCGCGCCGTGCCAGGTCGATGTAGGTCTCCCGCACCATCCCGGCGAGTTCATGCGGGTCGTTGGGTAGCTGGATCTGCGGCTCGGCGGCGCCTTGGTCCGCAGTAGGGAGCTGCGGAGCGACGGGTGCCGGGACCTTCCCCTCGATCTGCTCGAAGACCTTGTATGCCTCGTCGACGCTGGCCCAGGCGGCCTTGGTCCCCTCGGCTGTGATCTTGCCCTGCGCGTAGAACTGTCGAAACGCCTCCTGGCGGGCGGCTTGACGCTCGGCGGCCGCCTTGGCCTCGGCCGCTTGCTGGTCGCCCTCTTGCTTCTGGCGGAGGTAGCCCACCGTCTTACTCTCGTCGGGCGGCCGGATCTCCAGGGACTGGTCCGCCTTGGGGACTACAGCCCAGCCATCCGGAATCCTCGCCCGGCCCGACTGGTTCAGCTCCTCGATCGTGGGCGGGTCTCGATCGGGCCGCTCGGGTAGCGGCTTGGCAATCCCGAGCATCTGCTGGCGGATCATCCACTCGAGCTGCTCGATTTCCGCCGGCCGGTATTGTTTGCGCGCCTCGGGCCCCCGCAGCCACATTAGGGCCCGCTCGCTGCGGTCCCACTCAGCCTTCTGCTGGGCGGTGAAGTTCTGTTGCTTGACCCGTCCCCGCTCCTGGATCGTGGCGATGTCGTGGGCCCGCTCGGCGGCGGCCGCCTGGGCGGCCTGGTCGGCACGCATCGCGGTCTCGGCCAAGCGACCACGGGTCCGCATCCCCGCTTCAGCCAGGCCGGCCCGCTGGGCAGCGGCCCGCTGGGCGGCGACCAGCTCGTCGCGGCGCCGCTGCTCGGCAATCCGGGCGGCGAATTGGGCGTCCTGGCGGGCCCGATCGAGGTCGCGCTCGGCGCGGGCGCCTCGGCCGATCTCCAGGCCCGCCGCGCCGAGCAGCTTTGCGACGGGGGCATATTTGACTGTGATCGCCATAGGCTAACCCCTCCCCGCCCCGGTTTGGTAGTAGTAGGCCAGCATCGTCCTCTGGGTCTCCGCCGGGAGCTGGTGGAATTGTCGGACCATGCGGGGATCGGTGCCCTGCTCGATCAGCCGTCGCCACTCCTGCGGGTTTTGGCCGGCCGCATTGAGCGATCGGGTGGCGGCCTGGAGGTCGCCGTACCCGTAGCCTTGCCGGCCCCCGCCCTGGAGCTGATAGCCGGTGTTGGCGCCACCCATTCCCCAAGCCTGTCCCGGGACCTGGTAGCCGTAGGAGCTGGGCGAAGCAAACTGCACCCCCGACCCGCCGCCCCCGCGGCCGCTTTCCATTTCGCCGAGCTTGATCGCCATGTTGTACATGTCGGTCAAGCTCGGGTACTCGTCCGTGCGCCGTTCCATGAACCCCAGCGTGTCGCCGGCTCCCTGCATGTGCGTGGACAGCAGGTCGCCGGAGAGGGCCCCGTGCTGGGCGAGCTTCTCGCGGGTGAGTCCCTCTTCAACCTCCTGCATTCGCCGGCTCCGCTCGCGGTCGACGCCCTGGCCCACGCCCCAGGCCAGGGAACCGGTCGCCAGGCCCTTGGAGGCCAGGTCTTGCATCATCTGCCCTTCCCTCGCGTCGTAGATCCGGTTGACCTCGGCCCGCTCCGCCTGGCCGAGTTGCCCGACCAGGCCCATTGCCGCGCCGTACCGGCTCTCGGCCAATTCCATGCCGGTGCCGTAGCGGTCGCGGTGGCCTCCAAGGATGTCCCCGTAGCGGGCCTCGTTGGTGGCGGCCGCCCGGTTCCAGGCGTCCTGGTAGCTCCCAAACAACTGCGAGTAGAAGGAGGGTTGGCCCGCCGTGGAGCTAGTCCCGCCGCCGGGAATCTCCTGGGGTGACTGCCCCGGAATCTGGCTGTAACCAGGCGGTGGAGTCGCTCTGGATTGGTTATACGCGGTGTTGGTCCAGCTCCCAGACCCGCCGGCGTAACCGACCTGCCGGTTTGGGTCGGTAAAATACTGCTGCTGGCCCTGCCCGCCGCCGTAGGTGTTCCAGCGCCCGCCGCCACCCGGCAGACCGACGGCGCTGGCGGCCAGGTCTAGGTCGGGCATCTGCGCCGACGGGTAGGTTCCCCCCGTCGACCCCGGGGCGTAGATCGGCTGGCGTTTCCGTGTGGTGGTCGCCGCCGGTTGGGCGGCAGTCGTCCGGTATCGGGCCATCTCCCATCCTCCTAGCTGGTCGCCGTGAAACCAAAGGTCTCGAGGACAGCGAGGATGGCGACGATTGCCAACCTCGCCTGGGTGTCCTGTGTGCCTCCGCCGGCCGGATCGGCAATGTGCGCCTGCTGGGCGACCGGATCAACCGAAAGCCCAAGCTTGGAACAGGCAATCTCGCCGCCCCCGATCCTCACGTCGCCGGCGTTCTGGATCGCCATCGTGTTCAGTTCGTCTTCGGCTTCAAGCTGCTTGAACAGCTTGTACAGCCGGTGCTGCTGCAATGCGAGGGCGTCCAGGGCGCGCTGTAGCTCGACCGGATTGTCGGCGTGGGCAACCACCCGCCGCAGGTCTTCAATCGGCATCGTCTCACCTGTGTTTTCCCAGGGTTGTGAGGACGGCCACGGCCTGCTCGAACTCCCAGCACTCCGTCCCGTAAAGTTGCAAGACGGCGGCTTGGCCGCGCCGTCGGGGGTGCTTCGAACGGTTGCGCCCGCCACTCCAGGTCCCCGTATCCTTTGCCGTCGAGGCCAGGGCGCAGGTCTCGGCGTCGTCCGCGGTGAACAGCTTCCAGGTCAGATCCCCCGAGGTCTTGCCCAAGACGCCGATCAGCTCCCGGAGCATCCCCTCATGGTAGGCGTCGCCCAACTGGAACGGCCCGATCGAGCAGTAGCCGGTCACGTCGTCACCGTCGTCGTCGCCATCGTCGTCGAACATCCGCAGGACGCCATCCTCGCAGCCCAGCGCCAGCACGTCATCGGTGCCTGCCTCGTAGTGGAATTCCTCGTAGAACCTTGGCGTCTTGGCGGTAGGAAAGGAAATCTGCCAGAAGGATTGGGTTGGCCAGTCAATCCACCAATGCTCACCCGGGTCCGACTCGCTCGCCCCGGTCAAGGGGACCAAGCCGAGGAGAAATCCGAAGTGCTGCGGATCGTACCGCAGGACCACGTCGTAGGTGCCCGGGTCCATGTTGCGGAGATCCGAGGGGAGCTTCTCCCGGCTGAACGGCTGCGGGCTGTTGGCCCGGGGCGGCAGGATGTAGACCCCGGAGAAGTCGACAAAGAGGAGGCTCTTGTCGGGCGTGTAGCACCAGGCATCCGGGCCGACGATTCCCAGCTCGCGGCTGACGTTGTCGATCGCCCCGCCCCAGCACGGGTCGTTTCTTAGCACCCACATCGAGTTGTCGCAGCCGAACACCAGCTCCGTGTCACCGAGCGGGGCGAAGGCGCATAGCGGGTCCTGGAGGCTCCCCAGGTCGCAGGAGGCGCTCCAGACAGCCCGTTGGGGATCGTCGGAATCGGCCGTGTAGTCCCAGTCGGTCGGGTCCGACTGGCGGGCCATGTACCAGAGCTGGCCGCGGAATGGGGCCGCGGTGAGACGCCCGTTGTACCGGCAGAGCAGGTCGCAGTCGGTCGGCAGGGCCCCGGCCGCGGCGACCAGGTTGGCCAGGCTCGGCGCGAAGGGGTCCATCTTCTTGAAGGTGCCGGCGTCGAGGTAATAGAGCAGCGAGTCGATTACCGCCCAGCCAACGCGGCCGGTCGAGCTGGCCAGGGTGCCGGTGACCCACTCGGTCATCGTGCCGCCGTTAACGGGGTAGTACCACTTCTGCCCGGCGGCACACATCAGCCGGTAGGTGTAGTCCGAGTCGTCCGCCTTGGGGACGGGCGCGAGGCAGCGGAAGTGGTTTCCCCCGGCGCTGCCGCCGGTCATCTTCTCCATTCCGGCCCGCCGGGCGCCGCGGAGGCGCATGTTCGCCGGGCCGATCGGCCAGACGTTCATCGCCACGGGCGTCGTGTAGGGGGGCTGCGCCTGGTACGACCATCGGCGGACCAGGCCGCCCACTGGAAAGACCAACTTGATCGGCCGCGTCTTCACTGCCACCGCTCCACAAATTCGGCGGGGGGATCGCGCCGCGACCCGCCCCAGTAGTGATGGATGCCGGCGTCGTGCCTCTGATTGCAGTGGACGTGCTGCGCCTTGCCGGCCAGCGCGGCCTCGAACCACGGCCGCTGGCCGACGTCCCAGGTGGTCGAGAACCACCGCCAGTGGTTCTCGCGGCCGGCCTCGGTGTGGGCCAGGTGAGTACACATCCTCCGCATCGCCTCCAGGTCGACCAGCGCGGCATAGCGGGGATCGTCGAGGTGCTCCCGCGGCTTGGGCTCCTGGTTGAAGTCCCAGCAAGACCAGTCGACGTGGGTGTCGTAGGCCGCCGGGAAGTGGTGCAGCGGCCCGTAGCTGCAACGGTAGGTCGACGCGAACCAGGCCCCCTCTTCGACCGCCTCGATCAAGCGGCGGTGCCAGGTGTCGCCGGTCACCTCGCAGTCCGCCTCCAGGCTGACCATGACGCGAAAGCCGTTGTCCCGGGCCCACTCCAGGCACCCGTGGTAGCCGTCCCCGTGCCGTCGCCGGCCGTCCCGCCAGACCGGCCGGGTGCTCTTGCTGATATGCACCCGCGGCAGCGTGGCCAGCCACTCCAGACCCCCGTAGGGATCGCAGTCCGGCGTGTTGTCGAGCACGAGCAGCTCGCCCGCGCAGTGGTGGAGAAACGACGGCACCGAGACCCGCAACCACTGGGCCTCGGGGCCGGCGCCGCCGTAGATCAACGCGGTTACGAAGGTCATCTGGCGTCCCTCCAAAAGTCTTCCCAGAGAACCGTTTTCACCAGCTCGTAGCCGTGCTCCGTCAGTATCGCCCGCAGTTCCTCCGCCTGGACGTAGTTGTGCTCCACCGTCATCAACCGGAACCGATAGGCGCCGAAGGGGAACGCTCCGAAAATCCGCGTCTCCTCGCCTTCGACATCCAGGCTGAGGTAGTCGATCTGGCGGGGGCAGTCGTGCTCTTGCAACAAATCCAGTAGAGAGACACTGCTTCGCCACTCAGTCCCCTCGGCCGAAACCTTGGACAAGAGGCGATCCGGGTTTACCTCCAGCCGGACACGGTGTCCTGATGCCGCCATCAGGCAGCGGGGGTCCGTCCGGCAGGTGCGATTGCGGCAGAGCTGGGCGTAGTCTGGGCTCGGCTCAACGCACAGCCCGGTCCAGCCGGCTTCCTCCAGCCGAATCGTGTTGCTGAGGTGCACCCCGTCCCCGGCGCCGGCCTCGACGAAGAAGCCGGGCCCCTCGGAATTGGCCAGCACCCACTCGTCCTGGGCCAGGGGTGGTTGGGAACCGCCTTGAATCATGGTGTCGCCCTCCGTGCCTGGGCTTGGCCGGCCGGGGTCTTCAGCCAGCGGTCGAGTCCCTGCACGTAGCGGCTGACGGTCCCGCCCCGCCCGCGGCGGAAGCACCACACGGCGTGCTCATCACGGGTCCAGCCGGAGTGACCGTTGCGGCCGACCAGGCGGTCCCAGAGGTCGGCCCTGGCAAACGCCGTCCGCCCCCACCGCTCGGGCTGGGAGAGGAACCAGTCCCGCACGTCGGCGCGGAAGCTCGTGAACTCGCAGGGGTGCCAGAGGTGCAGGGCCTTGTGGGTATCGAGGTCCAGCCGGACGCAGTCGGGCTGGAGGCCGTGCCTGCCCAGCCGCTCCCAGGCCGCCCCGAGCAGGTCGTACACGTCCTGAAAGATCAGGTCCTCTGCGTGCCCGAGGATCTGGAAGTCTTCCAACCAGTCCCGCCGGGCGAAGAAGAGGTCCTCGATGAAGGGGCACTCCCCGGGCTGCTGGGCCGGCTCCCAGTAGAGCCAGTGCACGGTGGGCGCCATCTCCGCCTCGGCCGCGGCGAGGTAGCCCGCCCGCCGGCGGAGCCGTTCGGTAACCGCATCACTCTCTGGCCGGCCGCGGTCGGTCTGGTAGAAGTGCTCGCCGATGAATCGCCCAAACCGGCGGAGGTTCCCCAGGGCCAGGGTGGGGCGCGTCAGCTCCAGGTAGTCCAGCGTGTATTCCAGGCGGTGGGGACAGTGGAGAAACTCCTGGTGGTTGAAAGTGACGTACTGGCCCCGAACCATCGGCCAGACCTGGCGGGCCTCGGCGCAGACGTCCCAGAGCGGGTAGCCCCCGACCTCCTCGTGCAGGGCGTGGACCACGGAGACGGGGAAGGGTTGGCGGGCCGCGACCCGGTGGGTGTGCGGGTCGCGGCCCTTCTGGGTAATCACGATCACCTGCGTCCGCTGCATGGCCCGGCGATTCCAGAGCCGGAGCCCCGTGAAGAAGAACTCGGTCAGCTCCGGGTCCTTCTCCACGTCGACAAACAGCAGAATCGTCAACAGGGGCTCGGTCATCGCAACTGCACCACCTGGATGTAGTCGATCTGGAGCGTCTCGGCGTTGCCCGAGGGCCCCGCCTTGACACCGGCGACCACGTGCATCTCGTCCATGTCGGCCAGCGCGAGGTTGCCGGCGAACTTCTTGTCCGTGCCGGCTGTCCACGCCCCCGCCTCGTTCATGTCGTAGTAGGGGGTGATCGTGTCCACGCCATCGAAGTAGAACCCCACGCGGGACCACTTGTTGGAGACGAAATCGGCCTCCTCGGCGTCGGTGTCCTGGTCGCCGGCCTCGGAAAGCTCGCTGTCGACCTTGAGCGTTCCCTCGTCTTTCCAGATCAGAAACCCGTCGTAGCTGGCCAGCGGGCCGGCGGCGTCGGCCTGGAGACCGCCCGTCGTCAGGGTGTCGGTCAGACCGAACCACCAGGCCGACTCGTTGGTAGCCGCCTCGGCCAGCTTGAAGCGGGCCTCGAACCAGAGCTTCTTGCCGGTGGCGAACTTGAAGATTTCCGCCAGCGATGAAATGGCGTGGTAGTCGTTGTCGGCGGCCGCCGTAACGACCGTGCCGACGCCGTTCGCTGCATCCGTGATGGCGTTGGTGCCCGTGCCGCCGTCGTCCTCTTCGTGCCATTTCAGGTTGGCGTCCAGGGGGGCGACCTGGAAGTCGTCGAAGAACTCGTGGGCGTGGACGTGGTACTGCGGGTCCGCGGGGCTGGGGGCCCCGGCCCAGAATCCACTCGCCGGGCCGGCTTCCAGGTACGTGCCGTTCCACTGGAGCTTGACGTCCGAGCCGGTGCCGAACAGGGCGTAGACGTCGTCGGCCAGGTTGACCGCCGTGTCCACGGTAACCGTGTCCACGTCGATCGCGCCCACGTCGATGGTCGGGCCCGTGACGCCCTCGTGCTGGATCAGCACCCACTGGAAGGAGCCGTTGATCTCCACCGACCAGAGCATCGCCCAGCCGCCCTGGGTGGCGAACACCAGGGAGGTGTTGCCGGCGACGTTGTAGCCGCCGGTGACCGTGATCGTCCGCTGGCCGCCGCCACCGACGCTGGTGGCGACCAGCAGCAGCAGCAGGCCCCGGCGGCTGGGACGCGGCAGGGTCGCCGTTTCGGCGGTCGCCGCGGCGACCGTCATCTCGTACAGGCCGACCTTGCTGTGGGGCACCTTGACCCCGTCGCCCAGGTCGTTGATCCGCCAGGGGGCCTCGCGCCAGTAGCGCTGCAGCGTGTGGGGGGAAGCCATTGTCAGCTCCTCCTTGACAGCGGGAGAGTTGGTCACGCGCGGCCCGGCCGCCGCTGTCCGGCCCGGCCGCCGCGGTCGTCGTTATCGGTACATCGCCACCAGCTTGCCGGTGACCCCCTGGCCGCCGGCAGCCAGCGTGATGGTGATCGCCGTGTTCGCGTCGCCCACCATCGCCAGTTCAGAGAAGTCGATTCGGTCGACCCCCTTGACCGTCACGTCCAATTTGAAGGTCGTTTCGACCCCCTTGACCGTGGCCACGATCGTGATCGAGCCGGCCGGGTCGGCGTCGTAGCTGAACCAGACCTTTTTCAAGGCGTGCCGGGTGCCCGCCTCGGCCGCCAGCGTGCAGACGGCGTCGGTGTTGGCTGCGGGCGCGTGGGTGGCCCACTTGACCAGCGCCTCTCGCACTTCAAAGGGGACACCTTTCATTGGTTTGCTCCTAGAGCGGAAGGGGTGTGGCGATCGAGCAGCTAAAGTCGGTGCCGTGGCGGACCACGATCCGCCGCTCGCCGTCGCCGTTGTAGCCCAGCGCGGCCGGGGCGTTGCGGCGGTCGTACTCCACCGAGGCGGCCAGGCGCTCGAGAAACCGGGCGTGTTCGCGCCCGTTGCTGACCCCGTCGTTGATCAGCACGTCGACCAGGTCGCGGCAGCTCTGCAAGAGCGTCAGGTTGTGCGGCTGGCCGCCCAGCGGGTAGGGGTTCGCGTCGGAGAGGTCGACCACCAGGACGTCGAAGGCGTAGCTCAGGGTGTAGGCGTCATTGGGGGTCGGGTAGAGCAGCAGCTCCATCGTCTGCTGCGCGGCCATCGTCGTGTCCGCCGGGCGCACGGCCCCGTAGTTCGGCCGGCCGTCCGCGTCGTTGTCGCTGCGCAGCTTGCGGATCCGCTCCTCGTTGGTGAGCTTGATCGCGTGGGGCACGCCGTCGTCGGTGGCGTAGGTCAGGTCACCGATCAGCGTCCCGAAGATCGCGGGCAGGTCGTACTCCCAGGTGCCGTTGACGGTCTCCAGCGTGGTCACCGGTTGGAGGAAGGTCCAGCGGTGGGCGGTCGTCTCCCCGGGGAGGATCGGCGGGAAGAGGAGCTGCTGATAGGCGAGGTTGATCGCCCGGCCCAGCCGGGCCGTCTCGTCGTCGTCCCACTTGTCGCTGTCCCGGCCCCAGCCGGCCTGATCGGCCGACTCGACGAGGTACTCCGTAAAGGTCAGCAGCGCGGGGGTGTCGGGCATCGGGGGTGCTCCTGTACAGGACGCCCCCCGCCCGCCGGTGAAGGCGGGCGGGGGGGGCAATTCCAGGTCAGGCCAACTGGAGGCACCTCCACCAGTCCAGCGAGACGGTCACGTCGTCGGCCGCGGCCATCTTCATCGCGATCAGCAGCGACATCTCCTCCCCGCCGGGGAAGTTGGTCGTGTCGCCCAGGTAGACCGTCGCGTCCCCGGAGTCCTCCCCGACGTAGGTCGTCTGGGGGATGCCGTTGACGAAGAAGGTGATCTTCTTTTCGTCGTCGGCCTTGGGGTCGTAGATCAGCCCCAGCTTGGTCCAGGTGTCCGCCTCCAACACCTCCATCTCGTCGATCACGGTGTCGAAGGCGGCGGACGTCTTCTGGCAGATCGCGTCGATGTTCGCCTCCCCCTCCAGGTTCCAGAACCCGAGGAGGTCCACGTCGGCGAAATCGTTTCCGGCGTCGGCGATGAAGTCGGCCACGCCGGCCCCTTGGCTCGCGAAGCCGACGTAGAACCCCGCCTTATCGGCGGTGATGATCGACTTCTTCACCCGGCACTCGAACCAGAGGGTGTGCCCGTCCGCCGAGTCGGCCGGGATGACAAACGGCGCCGAGGCGCCGCCGCCCACCTGGAGGGCCGCCTCCTCGTTGTCGGTGGTCCCGAACAACTGGAGCACGCCGCCGGTCAGCGCGCCGCCGGTCACCGTGCAATCCCCCTCGAACACCGGGACGCCGCTGCGGTTGCGGACGGTCGTCGCGGTGGAGACGTAATCGAGGAAGTCGTCGAACCAGTAATAGCCGTCGATCGTCCCTTCGAGGACGGACAGCACCGGTGCTCGGCCCCAGATTCCGCGGCTGGGGCCTCGGTTGGTTTGCTCCGAGCCGAGTTGGCCGCGGAGTCGTGCAGCAAGAGTCATGATCGTGATCCTCCTGGTGAGGAGTGTGTTTACGAACAACGGCGAATGGGCGCCCTGTCGGCTCAGACCTCGTAGAGAACAAACAGGCGGCGACGATCGCGGCACTCGTAGTTCAGCGAGCAGTCCACAAACGTGGCCACCGTCCGGTGCTGTTTGCCGGGGTGGGGGACCGTCGTCTCGTTCATCCACTCGCCCCGCTGGAAGGTCGGCCGGAAGACGGCCCAGTCGATCCCGTAGAACGGGTTTTCCGAGTCTCCGTTGAGGTAGGGGACGTACTGGATCGCCACCCCCTTGTTGATCGGGGCCTGTAGGGCCAGGTCCCAGCCGAGGTTGTCGTTGCGGGACTTGGCCACTTCG